GCGGCCGCGGCCTACACGGATCCGGACGGACCGGTCAGCCTGGAGACGGCTTTGCCGGGTGAAACACCGGAACTAACCGAGGTAAGGGAGAGGGCTAACCGAGCAAAGGTAGCCGAGCGGGAGGCCATGAAACTTTTGGACCAAGCCAAGGAGGCCAAGGACGTGAACGGGATCCGGCTGGCCCTGGACAAGGTCATTGCCACCCAAGAGCGTGCTCGGGATGCCGCCGAGGAACTGGCCAAGGCCCGCGTGACGGCGGGGATCATGATCACAGTGACGCAACACAATCAGGTAGTGGAGCGGTTGGCGGCTGAATTTCAGCGTGGCCTGGAGGCGCTGGTCAACAAGGGCAGCCGGCTTGTAGGTAAAGACGCCCAGGAAATTCACGACATTATGCGCGAGGAAACCGGACGAACCTATGAGGCGATCAAGGCGCGCATGATTGCATGACAATCACGTCATCATCATCAGTCCATGGGGTGGGGGCGGCGTTTAAGTTTCTGCGCCCCGCGGGGATGGACTCCGTCAGCAAGTGGGCAGAGCAAAACATCTGGTTTTCGGAAAGATACAGCCCGAGCAAGCCGGGCAAGGTCAGCCTGGATTCGATGCCCTACCTGCGGGAGGTGCTGGACAGCGCGACGGCCCCGGGGGTGCATGAGCTGACGCTATGTTTTGCGGTGCAATGCGGCAAAAGCACGGCGCTACAGCTGATGCTGGCGCACCGGCTGACGAATCGGGCTACGCCCTGCATGGTGGTGCTGCCGTCGCTCAAGCTGGCGCGGTCCATCAGTGCGGACCGCTGGATGGAGCTGGTACAAAGCAACCCATGCCTCGGCCGGCTTTGTCCGGACAACGACGACGAGATGAAGCTGGACGAGCAGAGATTCAAATCGGGCACGGTTTGGTGGGTGGGAGCGGGGTCTGAGAGCAATCTTAGTTCACGCAGTGTAGGCATGAGCATCGCCGACGAGATCGACAAGTTTCCGGACTGGAACACCAAGGAGGCGGCGCCGCTGCAGCTGATCGGCGCCCGGATGGAATCCTTTCCTCACTGGCTTTACGTCCAGGCGTCCACGCCGACGATCGACCAAGGGGTCAACATCTGGACGGAATTTCAGCGGGGCGACCAGCGCTACTACATGATCGCATGCCGCCAATGCCATCATCAATTCAATCTGGAGTGGGAGGGCGTGCGGTGGGACGAATCCGCGCACGATCCGGACGGCAACGCGTGGGACTTCGACAAGGTCAAGGCCACGACGCACTACGAGTGCCCAGGGTGCCGCAGGCAGATCCCGTTCAGCGAACGAAACGAAATGATGCGAGAGGGCAAGTGGAAGGCCACGGCCCAAGGCGAGCCGGGCCGCCGGAGCTATCACCTCAACGCGCTGTACAGTCCGCACAAGACCTGGGGCGAGCTCGCCGTGATGTTTATCCAGGACAAAGAAAGCATCCGCGGTCTGCACCATTTCGTGAACAGCTACTTGGCCAAGCCATGGACTCCGGCGGCCGCCACGGTCAAGCCAAGCGCCGTGGAGGACGTCATCAAGGCCAGCCCGGAATATCTGCTGGGAGAGTGCCCCATGGATCCGGAAGGGCTGATGATGGCCGTGGACGTGCAGCAGACGGAGCTGTGGTACACGATCCGGGCCTACGGCAAAAACGCGGGGAAGCCATGGAGCGCGCTAGTGGACTACGGCCAGTTGATCGGATGGGATGCCGTCCTGCAAAAGTTTGGGCAAAAGTATCCGGTGCGCGGCAAGGAGGGGGAAGGCATGAGCTGCCTTGGTGGATTTGTGGACTCCGGCTACGCGGCCCGGAGGACCGGCGGCGTGTATGAATTTGTGATCCGGGCGGCCGGAAAGTTTTGGGCCAGCAAGGGCCGGGCGGCCAGCGCCGGGATGCGGGCCAGCGTCGTGAAACAGGTCGTCGAGCACTTGGGCCGGACGCTGCCGCTGGTGCAGTACGACGACAACGTCTTTAAGCACACGCTCTACATCAATAAAATCAAGGAGCGCACCGGGGCGGATTGGTGGTTGCCGCGTAACTTGGGCCGTGACTACATCAGCCAGCTGACCAACGAACGGCTTGTAGAGCGCAAGCTAAGGTACGGCCAGCGAGAGCTGACGTGGGAAGTGGTGGGTGCAAACCACTTGGGGGATTGCGAAAAGCTGGTGCTGGTGTTTCTGGAGCACGAACAAAACCGGCCGCAGGAGGCGCCCGCTAAATTGACAACATGAAAGGCGCGTGGAGCGTGGGCTCATTTTTTCCCTATGGATACAGGCTTCGAAGGATCCGATTGCCCTTCGCTTGGCTCTGGAAGCCCTTGCGGCCGGGCAGGCCAACACGTTCACCAACGGGGGCAAGGTAATGGTTTCCGCCTCCGTGGCCGGCAAATCGTTCAGCTACCAGCTGCAGCCGGGCATCAATCCGATGGCCATCACCGAGCTGGCCCTAGGCGCTTGGAAATCCATCAAGGATTTTACCACGTCGGCCGAGATTGAGAACTTCCTGACCAAGAGCGACGGCCACGTGAGCTACCCCAACTTCGGCAGCATGTTGCCGATCTACCCATGAACATCGGCTCCTGGATAGGGCGGATTGTCCGCGCCGGGACCGCGGACTTTAGCCAGCGGCAGTACATCTACGCGCAGCCGCAGGACACCAAGACGGACGTCACCACGCAGTCCCGCAAGCAGGTCCTGGGCCTCGCCCGCTACTGGTTCTACAACAGCCCGGTCGTCCGCGGGGCGATCGACTGCATGGTGCGAAACTCCATCGGCCCTGGCATCAAATGCCAGGCGCGCACGCCCGACGAGGGCTGGAACCGCGCCACGGAGGAGTGGTTCGACACCTGGACGGGCAGCTGTGACGTCCGCGGCCTGCTGGATTTTAACACGATGCAACAGGTGGCCACGCGCACGATGCTGCGCGACAACGAGGTGTTCCTGATTTTAACGAGCGCCGGAGAAAACGGCGATTGGCCCCAGCTACAAATGGTCGAGGCCCACCGCTGCGAAACCCCGCCATACCTGAACGGCGAAAAGCGCGTGGTCGACGGCGTCCGGGTCAACCCGCAGGGCCGCCCGCTCTCCTACTACATCAACCTGGGCGACGGTGACAAATTCACCGAGGTGCAGTCCCCAGACCTGATTGTCTTGGCGGAACGCGACCGGGCGGACGAGTTGCGCAGCCTGTCGCGATTGGTCACCTGCCTCAACCTGATCCAAGACCGCGAGGAGATCCTGACTAACACGATGGTGGGGATCAAACGATCCAGCACGATCGGGCTGGCACTGGAGGGGGAGGGCGCGCCGGGATTCTTCGGCCCCACCACTACCACGGACGACGGCATCACCACGGACAAAATCTTTGGATCCGGGGCGATCTGGAACGTGCCCAACGGCCGAAAGATCCGCGAGATCAAAGACGACCGCCCCAGCCCGAACCTTTCCGACTTCATGGACCAGTTTTTGCGCGCCGTCGCCTCCGGCCTAGGCTTGCCCTACGAGTATCTCTGGAAGGCGGATCTGTCCGGACCCTCCCAGCGGTTCGTGCTGGCGCAAGCCCAGCGGCGTTTTGACGAGATCAGCCAGGCCGTCATCACGCAGATGGTGGCCCGGGTGCGTCTGTGGGCGCTGGCCAAGGCCATCAAGCGCGGCGACCTCACCCCGCCCGCCGGCATGGACCGCTGGTGGACGGCCGTCTATCACACCCCGCAACGCACCACGATCGACGCCGGCCGCGACAGCGCCGCCGACCGGGAGGACTTCAAGCTGGGCATCCGTACCCTGGCCGACATCGCCGCCGAGCGCGGCAGTGATTGGCAGGAAATCGTCGACCAGCGCATTGCCGAGCAGGCTTACATCCGCCAAAAGGCGCAGGAAGCCGGCGTGGACATTTCCGAGGTGCAGAACACTGGCAAGCCGGCCGCTCCCGCCATCACGCCGCCCAGCGCGCCTCCGGCCGACGAAGCTCCCGCGCAGACGCCCGCCCCGGAGCTGTCTGCAGCGACCGTCACCATTAACATGTCCGCCCCGGTAGAGGTGACTGAACCCGCGGCTGTTTTGGATCCCGCGCCCGCCACGAAAACCGAGGCTTTTACCATGAAAGACGATCCGGATCTGGAACTGTCCGACAAGGAGCTGGACATGGTGGTCAAGGCGATCGGGCTAAAAAACAAAACCGCCAAGAAAAAGAAAAGCTGATTGTTTGACACGCCCGGCCAGCGCATGGCCGAAAAGAAATTCAAGGGCATCTCCGTCATCACCGCCGGTCCGGCCTTGGGCCATGGGATGGTGATCGACGCGGAAACCCTCTCCCAAGTCGTCGAGAAGGGGAACGAAGCCGGGCAAGTGAAGGTCCTATCGGATCACTCCTCCTCGGTTTCCAACATCATCGGGTATCTGGAAAACTTTGGCCTGGATGGCGGACGCGTTCGCGCCGACCTGACGCTTTTGGAGAGCCACGAGGGCTTTGCCTATTTCAGCGAGCTATTGAGCACGCTGCCGGGCCAGATCGGTTTCTCCATCAGCTTCTCCGGCGTGCCCCGCGTGGCCGATGACGGGACCATGCTGGCCGACGTCCAAACGCTCTTTTCCGTCGATCTCGTCACCACCCCGGCGGCCAACCCCACCGGCGTCTACAGCGCCCGGGTTGACACAGCCAAAGTGGCCATGGCTCAAACCATCGAGACCAAAGAGGTCAAACTAGAGGCAGCCGCCGAGGCGGCGCCCGCAGCCCCGGCGGCCCCGGTGGCAGTCTTCAACGCCGAGGAGGCCATCGCCGCCCTCGCCGCCAAGATCGAAACCCTTTCCCAACAATTCGCCGACCTGGTGACCGCCAAGCTGGAAGCCGCCGTCGTCGAATCCGCTCCCGCGGACGAGGCCCCCGTGGCCGAGCCCGCCCCGGAGCCCGCGGCCGCCGAGGCCAAGGCCGAAACCCAAGAACTTTCCCAACCCGTGCCCAGCGTGATCGCCGCCAAGGTGATCGAGCTGGAAGCCAGCCGTGGCACCCAGCCCCTAGAAGTATCCACGGAAACCACCTTCTCGCGTGCCGATCTGCTCTCGCAGTTCAACGCGGAAAAGGATCCCCGCCGCGCCGCGGAGATCTTTAAAAAACTGCAGCTGGCGCGATAACCCAAAAGGATAACCAACATGCCCAACACACTCGGATCCGTCTCGAACGGAAAGGTCATCGCCCAGCGCGCCCTTGAGCTCCTGGTCGAGAACTACAACTGGATCTCCAGCGGGGTCTCCGATTTCTCGGACGCCACCGCCCGCAAGGGGGATTCCATCACCACCCACATCGTCAGCATCCAGTCCGCCTCGGACTACTCCACAACGGCCGGCTACGTGCCCGCCGACGTGACGCAGACCGACGTGACGGTGACGCTGAACCAATTCAAGCACACCACCTACGCGGTGAACGACGACGAGCGCACCAGCTCCAACATCAACCTGATCAACCGCTTTGCGGAACAGGCCGCCCACGCGCTGGGCAAGGCGATGGTGGATTCGGTCCTCGGCCTCGTGACCACGCACTACGCCTCCACCCTGACGGTGGCGGCAGACGCGACCACCTTCCGCTCCATCGTGAGCGCGGGTCTGGCGCTGGACAACAACAAGGTGCCCGTCGGCGGCCGCTTCGCGGTCCTGTCCCCGGGCAACTACGCCAGCCTGCTCAACGACGCCAACATCGTCGCCAACGCCCAGCGTTCCGGTGACGTGGTGGCCTCCGGCCAGATCGGCACGGTGGCGGGCATCACGGTCTACGGCTACAACGGCCTGGCCAGCGGCATCTCCAAGGGCTTTGTGGCCCAGCGGGAAGCCATGGTCGTGGCAACCCGTTTGCCGGCGATCCCCGACGGCGTGACGCTGCCGGGCAGCGTGGACGTGGTGACCGAGCCCAAGAGCGGCCTGAGCCTGCAGGTGGCGGAGCACTACAACTTCCGCCTCGGCAGCCACGAGCGGTCCTACCGGATCCTCTACGGCGTCGGCCGCGGGCAGACCAGCTCACTCGTCCGTATCGTCTAAGTAATTAGACCAACTGGTGGGCCGGCCGCATCGGGGGGTGCGGCCGGCCTTCCTCTCAAAAAAAATGAAGCACCCCCCGCTTGTTTCGATCGCCCTCATCGCCGGCCCCGGCGAGGGGGCGATCTTGCGTAGACTCATCGAATCCGCCCGCGGCCTGTGGGACGAGGTCGTTGTCGCGGCGGCCGTCGGCAAAAACAGCTCGGACGACCTGCGCCAATCGCTCCAGGAATCAGCCGGCGAGGCCGGCGTGTTTGCGGAATATCATAACGCCCCGGAGAACGCGGAGTGGCCACATATTGATAATTTTGCCGCCGCCAGAAATCAGGCGTTCAGCTTGGCCAAGGGCAAGTACGTCATCTGGGCGGACTGCGACGATCTGTTCCTAGGCAACCAAGCAGCACTGCACCGCGGCGTGATTGAGGAGCGGGACAAACAGGCGGAGGGCTGGGACGTATTGGTTACCCGGTACGACGTGCAGAACAGCGGCATGCGGGACAACCGCCGGGAACGCGTGTTCCGCCGTAAGGCGGACGGAACGCTGCCGGCCCACTGGGAACGGGCCATTCACGAAAGGGTCAAGCCAGACGAGAAAGCGGCCGTGGGTTTGGCCGACGGCCTGTGCATCACCCACGTGCCCAAGACCAACAAGACCGGCAGCGGGGATCGCAACAAACGAATTTTAGCCAGCGAGACCGAAGGGGCC